GTTAGGAATCCCGCAACCACTAGCCAGTTCATCCCGCCGGCCATCCCAGCGAGGGTTTCGGCTGGTGTCGGTGGCTTTACGGGGACGACTTCGGTGGCACAGCCAGCGAGTGCAAGCAAGATAAAACCCAAGAGCACAAACAGCACAGTAAATATCGTTACCACTTTTTTATTTCTGGTCATGTTTTACCCCTTAATTATTTCCTGTTTAACCCAATCATTTACTTTAATCCCACACAATACCTTAATCTGTGAACCTCCCTTGCGGGGCCTACTCATCCTGATGGATGGTAAGGTTGACATCAACGACCGCATGAATGTGAGTTTTAATCCTTCTGGCCGGCCCTCTTTCCTACACCACCAGCACCACACGTCATATAAAAATTCGGTTGATTCCCAGGACGTTAGGCCGACATCTACACACGTCTCAAGGAACGTCGGCATTGGGGAGGTCAACGACCTGAACGTGTGCATTACTGATTGAGACGACATTGGGAATATAAATCTGCCCTCGGCGTACAGCGATTTAAGACCCTCTAATGCCCAATTTACAATAGCCCCTTCAGACGCCAGCTTAATCAAACGTGGTTTAAGCGACGTATCTTCTTTACCAAAATACGAGTTGGTAAATTCAAGCACGTTAAGTCGGCTTTCCAGTGCTCGTGAGTTATCAGTGAACGCAGGCAGTTCGTTCATCGCTATCGTGAATCGGCAGCATAATCTAATCATCGGCAGTTCGGATATGCCTTTACGATTCACACTCACGGGGTCGCCACCTGTGACACGCAGTATTTTTTCCAGGGTCACATCTGAACATTCCTTGCGGAGCAGGCTCCGGGCGTCGCCCATTATCGCGGCTAATTTGCCCATCAATGGCTGATATCCAAACTGGTGTGACAATGACTCGAACGATGACACACAACAGTTCCGGTCGCCGAGCATGGCCCGCAGAGTTTCCAGTATTGTTCCTTTACCAGCCCTGATTTTACCTTCGAGCAGCATCAACTTCTCAAACGAATTATCAGGCACTAAGTTGTATCCGAACCATTGCTGGAGCAGTTTAATCTTGTCCTGGTCGCCGCTGAATATTTCATTGAGGAACTTAATCCATACCATACAATCAGCGTCTTTATTAAAGTTGTATGGTAACACCGAAAATGTAAACAAGTCTGGGTCTGGTTTGTGTAGTACCACGTTGCCCTTCACGTACTCATCTATATCTAACACACCGTTGAGAAAAGCAACGAGCCGTCTGGGGTCTGGGTTATTCTTGTCGCCATTGAGCCATACAGGAGGCTCCGCGTCAACCGGGCAGAAAGCGTTACAGGCGTCTCTGATGTCATATATTTTTGCACGGCTAGCTTTATAGGGCTGGATGGAGCCGTTGGTGTGCAGGTACTTCTTGTTCGACAAATATCTATACAGGTCTCCATGAACGAGTTCATCAGGAATCTCCTCATAACATTGTCCATTAAACTGGACGAACCCTTTACGAAATGACCGCAGAATTAATTTTCCATCTACGGTTTTCTCTTGCTTGAGCCAGTTGCCGGCAATGGTATGGGCGATGTCATTATCAAAGATGTTGGGGTCTAGCTGTGAACTGCCGGTGTTGGCTATGTATTCAAGTAATTGCTGCTGGGTTAAGGCCCCATCATTTTTCCAAACTCTAAGGTCTTTGATAGTCTCCGGTGGTAGGATTTTTGTAACCGATTCGCAAGTTTCCCTAAGAGCGGCAAACGCGGACTCCATACCAGTTCTTCCCGCACCACTGTCGTTCTCCCCAATAATAACAACTCGTCTAGATGTCGTGAGTTTAGCGAGATGCTCCTTACCCCCTTCAGCAGAAGGCCGACCAACAGCCGTAAAGCCCAAATCGTAAGCCGCTGCCACGTCCGACGCACCTTCAACAATAAGAATTGGATGCGGGGATAGGGACAGGGCAGATATGTTACCGCGGCGTTTGGTATTCCGTCCACTGTCAAGAACGTGGAGGTAGCCTGGGGCATCAGGTGATAGCGGCCCATTAGACCCTGCTGATATGTGAACGCATACAACTGCGGCGGGGGATTCGTGTTCACCGTCAGGATACATGCAACCATCGGGTTTTCCACAAAGTTTACAGGGTTTGTCTTTTGACACCCGCACCCACTTCTTTTTCTCGTAGTTTTCTTTTTCTTGATAGACATAAGTTAATCCTCGTTTAGAGCCTCGTATTGGAATTTTCTTACCGTCAACATCACGGAATAACACACCGATAACATTGCCCTGGGCATCACGCTCAGGGAACGCCCACGCCGCATAATCGTACTCATTGACCGGGGCATAACCAACCTCTAAGGCATTGAGTGACATAATAGATACACCCAGTTGGTCGGCCAGGGGCTTGAGCAACGCTGGATACTTTGTCACGTTGGCCCGGTATTTTGAGTATAGTGTCTGTATTCGTTGGATGGGGTCCATCATAGCCTCTATTAATTTATAATTGAGTGTCCCGTTTTGTTCGCTGCTGACGGGACCAACAGCAGGTTGCCGATGTTAAACCTTACCAACCTGTCTTGTAACGTCCTCTTTAATCTGGAACCACTGCTCCGGCGAAATCTTGTCGTCGGGAGTGTTGATGTCGCCAGTTGTATCGTTAATAGCCTGTGCCCAGACCTCGGCCAACTTATCCTCGGTCACGTCATCACGCTTCAACGAGTTGCAAGCCGCCCACGCCTCATCACCCGTGCACTTACCAACGCCGGTCGGGGCCGTAGCTGGTGCTACTCTCGGTCTGCCGGGGCCCTTCTTGGGAGCGGCGGCAGTAGGAGCCACCGGTGCTTTCATCACTGGTTTAGCCGGAACAGCAGGCTTCGCCGCTGCTGGCGGGGCTGATTTCGGTGCTGATACCGCCTTCGGTGCGGTCTTTGTCGAGGCCAGGATACCAGCATACTTCGCGTGTAATGCTTTAACGCCATCGGCGTCGAGTTTATTCACGCCCCGAACCGGGGAGGCCCCAGGCTCATCAATCCACGATACCTGAAGTGTGGTGTTCTCATTGTAGGTGTGCGGCTCGACGCGGAACTGAATCGGCAACTCCGCGAAGTTTACGCCGGCCAGGTCAACGAAGCTGGCTCCGTCCCACCCTGTAATCTTCTTGAGTTGCTTGCAGTTCAGGGTCTCTTTGCTCTTGCTGTCAATCAGAACACCATAATAATTTATCTGATTGGCTTCCGGGTCTGCCGGAACGTACTGGTCTGACGCGGCGTCATAAATTTCCTCGGCCACAAGGCTGAGAACAATCTGCGGGAACCCACCACTGGATTCGCCCAAGCCGCCATCGACGACCTTACCCTTGTAGTACCCCTCATTTTGAATAAGTCGCATGTTTACCCCTTTCAAAATACTAACTAGTTAGTTTAATTACAGTTTATCTCCAAACACGAACTTCCAAATACTATCGTCTGACTTTGTTGTAAACGATATTGGATTCTCCTCGACTGTCCGTGATTTTGCCACGAAATAAATCTCCGGCTTTGTAAATATCACACGGGTGGTATCGCCGGTAGCTTTCTTTGTTTTGTCCGCGGAGACCTGCTGGTATGCAATTCGCAGAACGTGGTCGGCCCACTCAACATACAGGGACAACACAGACGGCTTGCCATTATAAAGTCGTGGGCCGTCACACAGATAATCAAGTCCACCTGGGTTGGCCACTTTGTTATTTGTGCCCTGGGCAATCAGGATAACATTCTTGCCGGCGGCTATCAGTTTGTCACAGTCGAGCAGGATTAGCCGCATAGTATCATACAGATGTTTGTACCCTTTGCCGTATCCATACGACTCTATGTTCACTGCTTTGCTGTTCGATGGTCCAGCGACGTGGGCAAACATCCACTGTTCGGCAAACGGCTCAAGTGCAGTAACCGTATCCACAACCACTGTTTTACAATCAAGAGTCAGGCAGGCGTTCAATGCACCGCGGATATCCTCGAAGTTCTCTACGTTGGGTATCACTCGTAACTCCTCGTTGGTAATGGGGTTACGTAACTTACGGCCCCCGTCATCCAGGCCGATGAACACCGGGTCCGGGGCCATAGACGCGAGGGTGGTCTTACCCATACCTGACTCGGCGTAGAGAATTATTTTCTCCCCGGTCTCATTGCCGTGCCAGGTCTCAATAGAAAATGTTTTCTGTGGTTTGGCCGCGGGTCGTACCGGGATGGTGCGTCGCGGTGGTATTAGGGTTGTTGCTACCATATTATTTTACCACCTTTCTGAAGTTATCAGGTATTTCGTCCGATTTAATCTGCCTGTTCGAGTAACACCAATCTATATAATCGCACTTGTATGTTGCTTCACAACTCATTTCATTCCTATACCAAACATTCTTATTCGCCATCATCCTGATGCTGGAGTAAATGTTGAACAACTCCCACTCGAATGTTTTGATATCCTCCGCGGTGTGGGCTACCTCACGCCTTGCAAAATAATACGCCGGCCTAGTTGTTATGTCCTGGAGCAACCTGGCCCCGAACATTTCTGGCGTCTCGCGGATGGCGAAAGTTCCAGGTTTTTTGCCGGGTTCGGGTACTGTGCATCGACCGTTGATAGTCAAAGTAGTTAAGTCCCCGTTATCCGGGTGTTCTTCAAAATTAAACTTCTCCCCACAGTACATCCCATCCTCAACGAACTTAGCCGAGTCCCCCTGGGTCAGCATCTTCGGAGAAATCTGGGGCTTATGCCAGGCGTCATACAGCACTCCGCACAATCCCAGGTCCACACGCTTCGCCGCATAGGTGTAGAGCCGGGTCTGGGTATCAAGTGTCAGGTGGTTCCAGAACGTCGAGTCGGGTTCGATATTCTTACTGGTGCTCTTGTAGTCGTGGACAAACCGATTGGAGCCGGCTGAGAACAGACGGTCAATCTTACCTATCAGTTCGGGAGCAAGTTTACGCCCGGTTATGGGGGACAGCAGCGGGATACGGAATTTCTGTTCGAGTGATTCGATGGTATATTCTACATCTTGTTCTCCGTAATACCACTGATAGCCAATCAGCGAATAAAGCAGGGTTATTTTCTCGACTTCCCATTCCTCCACGGTCTTGCTGATTGGGGCCACGGCGTAGGCTTGGTCCAGGTGGCGAATAACCGCGTCCATCGGATTATCTGGGAATGTTCCGAGGTTTTGGCACATCGGACACTCAGCACACTTGGTCTGGGTACATTCACATGGGCCACCGGGTTTCATATCCGCAATTTCGTGGATGCGGTGGTAGTTGGTTCCCATCCGCAGGGCGTCGCCCTCGATGATGGGAACCAGGCCCAGGACGTACCTATAATAATAGCGGTATGGGCA